ATAACAGTCCAGGCAGGTGCTGGAACAAGTGTAGAGAATGATAGTTCAGTTATTATGACTATCAATCATCAAAGTTTTACTTATTTTTACAATGGTTCTAATTGGTTCTTAATCTAATATGTCATATAATCCTCTTCCCCAACCAGCACAATCAGTAGTTCTTACAGGTGCAGGAACATCATTAGTTACTTATGCTAATCCATTTCCAGTATCTCTTGGAAGTTCAAGTATTACGATTAATGGAAGCATCACAATTCCAACAACCGTAAGTGTTGCAAGTTCTGCTGCAAATCCAGTTCATAATCATATTACCGAAGTTGGAACAAGTGATATTCTCACAACTCCATATCTTCCAGTAGGTATTGGGACTAATAATTTAAATCTTACATATCTTCCAGTTGGTATTTCTTCATTACTGAATACAGTATCAATTTCTAATACTGCTTTTTATGTAACTAATCCTGTTACAACAGTCGCAGTATCAGGTATTGGTTCAACAGTCACAGTTCAAGGAACAGTGGGAATTGGAACCACAGGGCAAGTATCACTCAATCTCAATAGTGCTCCCGTAAGTTCTTCTAATCCACTTCCAGTATCTGCAACAATTGTAAGCACCGCATCCACAACAGCATCATTAGTCAAGTTTATTGATAAAACCAATACTCAACTTGATAGTGCAAATAGATTGCGTGTTTCACCACCATCTCAACAAAATTACTATGTTCCAACAGTAGATAAGGATGGAGATTACAAATATATTGAAAGTTTTGTAGGAACTGGATGCACCAGCACCTTTGAACAAAATCTAGCAAGTATTCGTTATACTTCTGGTATTTCTACGAATGGATACTATACCAGAGGAAGTCGTCGTAGATATAAGATGCGTCCTGGAGTATCGCATCAGTGGATTGCTGTCGTCAATTGGCAAGGAAGACAACAAAACTGCACTAAACGCAGAGGATTATTTACTACATTCAATGGTATGTTCTTTGAAGTCAGTGATGACTTGTATATCGTCACTCGTCGTAGATTATTGGATGGAACACTTGTAGAAGATAGAGTCAAAAGAACAAGTTTTAGTGAGGATACTTTAGATGGAAATGGTGTTTCTGAATATAACTTCAATGCAGTTGGTATTGCTACAATTACTGGATTAGTTGGTGGTATTTCCACAGTTGTAGTCAGCACAGTAGGTGTTGGTGAAACTTATTATAATCAAACTTATAGTGTTGCGAATGGAATTTTGCCTATGAATGTGGGGCAAAGAGCAATTCTTACTGGTGTTGCAGATACATCATATAATGGTGCTTATATGATAAAAGCAATTGGTGCTGGAAATACAACTGTTACTTTATCATATCCAATCAAACCATCAGGTTCTACCACAATTACAAACGGGCAATTATATCACGATTCATTTTTGAATACTCATACTTTTTGGATTGACTTTAATGGAGATAGAACTTGTAGAATACGATATGGCATTGAAAGCACAGAAGGAACATCAGTTTTACATATTGTAAATTATGGAGATACATTAGGCACTCAATTTGAAAGTGCTCCAAGTATTATGGATAGAACTGAAATCTTCAATACTGGAATTAGTTCTTATGCTCCAAGTATGTTGGTTGGTGGAACTTCATTCAATACTGAAGCAGAAGTAGAACTCAATCCTTATTTCGCATCTGCGGTTCAAAATTCTACAACTACATTTACTACTGGTTCAGGGCAAGAAATTCCAATTCTTGGAGTTGGTATTCGCACAGGAGAACCTTATCAAAGAGCAGATGTTCAAATTCAAAAACTCAGTATGATGGATGCTGCAGCAGCAGGAAATGGAGTTGGAAATAATTATCCTGGTAGTTTTTATTGGAGATTAACACTTAATCCATCAATTACTGGAACTGGTATTGCTGCTACTACTTTGATTGGAAAGGCAACACAACAATATACTTATGGAGTTGGAAGCACAGTTACTGGTGGTATTCCTCTACTCTCTGGTTATTTTAGTGGGCAAAGTGCAGTTGATGTAGCTACTGCACTTAATTTTGTAAATATGGGTTCTAACTTAACTTATACTCTTAGTGATACGGTTGTTTTAAGTGTAAAAGAAATTACTGGTGGAAGTAATGATGGAAAAATTGTTGCTTCTATGAATATTATTGAGAACTTGTAAGAATTATGGCTAGTGATAATATTTACTTAGGTAATCCTAACCTTAAGAAGGCGAATACCTCAATTGAATTTACAGAAGATAATATTATTGAGTTCTTAAAGTGCAAAGAGGATCCAGTATATTTTGCCGAAAACTATGTAAAAATCGTTAACGTTGATAGAGGATTAATTCCTTTTGACATGTATGAGTTTCAAAAGAAACTCATTACAAATTTCCACAAGAACAGATTTAATATTTGTAAGATGCCTCGTCAGACAGGTAAATCAACAACTGTTGTATCTTATCTTCTTCATTATGCAATTTTTAACGATAACGTAAATATTGGTATTCTTGCAAACAAAGCATCAACTGCAAGAGAACTCTTAGAGCGTCTTCAGATTGCTTATGAGAACTTACCTAAATGGATGCAACAGGGTATTCTTTCTTGGAACAAAGGAAGCTTGATGCTTGAAAATGGTTCCAAAATTATCGCAGCATCTACTTCTGCTTCTGCGGTTCGTGGTATGTCTTTTAATATTGTATTCTTGGACGAATTTGCGTTTATTCCAAACAATATTGCAGATCAGTTCTTTGCGTCTGTTTATCCTACAATTTCTTCTGGTAAATCCACCAAAGTCATTATTGTATCTACGCCTCATGGTATGAATCACTTCTACCGCATGTGGCATGATGCTGAACGTGGTAAGAATGAATATGTACCTACTGATGTTCATTGGACAGAAGTACCCGGTAGGGATGATAAGTGGAAGGCACAGACAATTGCAAACACAAGCGAACAACAGTTCCGTGTTGAGTTTGAATGCGAATTCTTAGGATCGGTTGATACTTTAATTTCAGTAACAAAACTCAGAAATCTTGTTTACGATGATCCAATCAAGAGAAATAAAGGTTTAGATATTTACGAAGATCCAAAAGGAGATAATAACTATCTAATTACCGTAGACGTTGCAAGAGGAATTGATAAAGATTATTCTGCCTTCATTGTTTATGATATCACCAGCTTTCCTTATCGGGTAGTAGCAAAATATAGGAATAATGAGATTAAACCGATGCTTTTTCCAAGTATCATTCAGCAAGTAGCATTAGCATATAATAATCCTTGGTTACTTGTAGAAGTCAATGATATTGGAGATCAGGTAGCAACTATTCTACATTTTGATTTGGAGTACGATAATATCCTAATGTGCTCTATGAGAGGAAGAGCAGGGCAAGTTGTTGGTTCTGGATTCTCTGGTAAAAAATCTCAACTTGGTGTAAGAATGACTGCCGCAGTTAAAAAACTTGGCTGTTCAAATCTTAAGACAATTCTTGAAGATGATAAGTTAATTGTAACTGATTATGATATTATTTCTGAACTTACTACTTTTATTCAAAAGCATAATTCTTTTGAGGCAGAAGAAGGTTGTAATGATGACTTAGCGATGTGTCTTGTTATCTTTGCTTGGTTAGTTGCTCAACCTTATTTTAAGGAGATGACTAACGATGACGTTAGGAAGAGAATATATGAAGATCAAGAGGAGCAAATTGAAGCAGATATGGCTCCATTTGGATTTGTTTCTGATGGATTAGATGATTATGAAGTGGAAGTAGAATTAGCAACTGGTGATCGCTGGATGATGGTTGGTAAAGATAATCAAAATGAATTTTATGAAAATTGGAACGTAGACGAGTATGGTGATCGCTCTCACATGTGGGAGTATCGCTAAAGGACTAGGAATTTATAAATACTTTTAGAATAATTCTGGAATTGTAGAGGAATACAGATGGCGCTAAATTTAGCATCTCCTGGAATTGTAGTAAAAGAAATTGATTTAACAAGAGGAGGCATAGCCCCAACAACTACAGGAGTTGGAGCTATTGTTGCACCTTTTGCGAAGGGACCAACAGATGTTCCAACTTTAGTTGGAAGTGAAAATGATTTACTAAACATTTTTGGGCAACCCTATAGTGTAGATAAGCACTATGAGCATTGGATGACTGCAGCATCGTATCTTGCATACGGTGGATCATTGCAAGTTGTAAGAGCAGATGATGCAGATCTTAAAAATGCTTTTGTAGGATCAGCATCAAGCATTAAGATTAAGAGTTTAACCGATTATACAAATCTTGGTTATGATACAAATACAATTACTGGAGTAACTGTAGCTGCTAATAATCCAGGATCATGGGCTAATGGAGTAAAAGTTGCAGTAATTGACGCTAAGGCAGATCAAATCCTCGGAATTACTACAACTAGTATTGCAGTTGGGTATGGAGTTACGCAAGCACTTAGTGGATTTGCTCCTGGGGTTGGTTCAAGTACAGTATTAAGTGGATATTTGAAGGGAATTGTTACTGAAATTGGTTCTGGAACCATCTCAGTCAAAGTTCTTGCACAAGTTTCAACCGCAGGTACAGTAACAAATACTGATTATCAACCATCAGGAACTTACGCATTTAATACATCATCAGCTTTATCTGTTCTCAATAACAGTGCAGTTGGTGTTGCTACAACTACACCAACATCTTCGGTTGACTGGTACAATCAACAAACTATCACTTTAACAAATTCCACAATTTCTTGGAATACTATTGCTGCTCGTCCAGCAACTTCTTCATTCGCTGCTGCTAGGGGATCAAGATTTGATGAATTAAACATTGTAGTAATTGATGATGCTGGTTCGATTACAGGAAATGCAGGAACAATTCTTGAGAAGCATCTCAGAGTTTGCAAAGGAATTGATGCTCAATTCTCGGTAGGTTCCCCATCTTATTGGAGAAGCTATCTTGCAACAAATTCAGCATACATCTTTGGTGGTGGTGCTCCAGCAGGAATTACGACTACCGGATTCTCATCTGGATATACTTTAGCTACTACTGGTGGTTGGGATAAAGATACTAATGGTATCACATTTGCTGCTGCTGGTTCGAATACATATACTCTTGCAGGTGGTTTAGATTATAACGGTACTGCTGGAATATCATCTTCAGTATCTGGATCTTTAACAGCTAGCCTTTCTAATCTAACTTCAGGTTATCAACAATTCCTCAATAGTGAACTTTATCAAGTTAATTTCTTATTGATGGGTTCTGCAAATTATGATCAAACATCTGCACAATCACTTGCATCCCAATTGATCGCAGTTGCCGAGGAAAGAAAGGATGCTGTTGCATTCATTTCTCCATATAGACAGGCGTTCTTAAACGATACTTCTACTGGATCAGTAACGGTAAATTCTGATGCTACGATTACGAGCAATCTGATTGCTTATCAAGCATCAATTCCATCTTCGTCTTATGCGGTACTTGATAGTACATACAAATACATGTACGATAGATACTCAAATACCTTTAGATATATTCCAGTAAATGGAGATATTGCAGGTCTTTGTGCTCGTAATGATGCAAATAACTTCCCCTGGTATTCACCAGCAGGAACTTCAAGAGGTGCTATTCTAAATGCTGTTAAGTTAGCATATAATCCAAATCAGTCACAAAGAGATCTCCTTTATACAAATAGAATTAATCCAATCATCTTCTCCCCAGGTGCTGGAATTATTCTCTTTGGAGATAAAACTGCTCTTGGTTATGTATCAGCATTTGATAGAATTAACGTTCGTAGATTGTTCATCTATTTGGAAAAAGTAATTTCCAAAGCTGCAAAAGATAAGCTGTTTGAATTCAACGATGAAATCACAAGAACTGATTTTGTGAATATCGTTGAGCCTTTCTTACGTGATGTTCAAGCAAAGAGAGGTATTTACGATTTCATTGTAATTTGCGATAAGACGAATAATACGGCTGCAGTAATTGATTCAAATGAATTTGTTGCTGATATATACATTAAGCCAGCAAGATCAATCAACTACGTCGGTCTTACTTTTGTTGCCACCAGAACTGGTGTTGCATTCAGCGAAGTAATCGGTCAATTCTAATTAACTAGAGGTTAAAAACAGATGTCAACTTACAATCAACTTAATCCACCCCCTTTGAGAAAGATTACTGACTTTAAAAGTAAGTTAACTGGTGGTGGCACCAGACCTAACCTCTTTGAAGTTGTTCTTTCTTTCCCAACTTCTGCCCCTACCGATACTAATACTCTAGATAAATCAAGATTCTTAGTTAAGGCAGCAGCTTTACCTCCTTCACAAATTGGACCAATTAACGTCCCATTCCGTGGAAGAATTTTAAAAGTTGCTGGAGACAGAACGTTTGAAACCTGGACGGTTACCGTTATTAACGACACTGATTTTGCAATTCGTTCTGCTTTAGAAGTTTGGATGAATTCAATCAATCGCCTTTCTGATAATACTGGAGTAACTGATCCAGCACTTTATCAGGCAGATGCTTTTGTTTATCAGTTAGATCGTGATGGCTCTACATTAAGAGCATATCACATGTATGATCTGTTCCCAACTTCAATTTCGGCAATTCCCCTTTCTTACGAAACTACAGATAACATTGAAGAGTTTACTTGTGAATTCCAAGTTCTCTGGTGGGAAGCTATTAAGGGTGATGGTGCTGCTGCAGGCGGCTCTGATGTGAACTGATAAATAGGTAAAACAAGACAATATTATAAAATGGCGGCAACAAAACTTTTTGGGTTTTCAATTGATGATAGTGATGATAGGTTAAAATCTAAATCCGTTATTTCCCCCGTTCCTCCTAATAATGAGGACGGGGTTGATAATTTTATTAGCGGTGGATTTTATGGACAATATGTTGATATTGAAGGTATCTATAGAACAGAATTTGATCTGATCAAAAGATATCGTGAAATGGTTTTGCATCCAGAATGTGATAATGCCGTAGAAGATGTTGTAAATGAAGCCATTGTAAGTGATCTTTACGATTCTCCAATTGAAATTGAATTATCAAATTTAAATGCTAGTGATAAGTTAAAGAGCACAATAAGAAAGGAATTTAAATATTTAAAAGAAATCATGGACTTTGATAAAAAAGCCCATGAAATTTTTAGGAATTGGTATACTGACGGAAGATTATATTACTTAAAAGTCATTGATGTTGATAGACCTCAAGATGGGATCATGGATCTGAGGTATATTGATCCAATGAAGATGAGGTATGTTCGCCAAGAGAAGCAACAAAAAAATAAAGAGCTATTCAATTATAACAAAGTAGGAGAAAATCAAAAGATTTTCAATCCAGAAATTGAAGAATTTTTCTTATATACTCCATCAGCAGCATATCCTTCAGGAATGCTGGCTGGTGGTGGTGCTCAAAAAGCTGTTAAAATTGCAAAAGATTCAGTTACTTATTGCACTTCCGGTCTTGTGGATAGGAATAAAGGAACAGTTCTTTCTTATCTTCATAAAGCAATTAAAGCACTCAATCAATTGAGGATGATTGAAGATTCTCTTGTAATCTATCGTCTTTCTCGTGCTCCAGAACGTAGAATTTTTTATATTGATGTTGGCAATCTTCCTAAGATCAAGGCAGAGCAATATCTGAAAGAAACTATGTCTCGTTATAGAAATAAACTTATCTATGATGGATCAACTGGTGAAGTTCGTGATGATCGTAAGTTCATGAGTATGATGGAAGATTTCTGGCTTCCTCGCCGTGAAGGTGGTAGAGGAACAGAAATTACCACTCTTCCTGGTGGACAAAATCTTGGAGAACTTCAAGATATTGAATATTTCCAAAAGAAACTCTATAGAGCATTGAATGTTCCAGAATCCAGAATTGCAAGCGATGGTGGATTTAACTTAGGGCGTTCATCTGAAATTCTGAGAGATGAACTTAAATTTACCAAATTTGTAGGAAGGCTAAGAAAAAGATTTGCAAATATGTTTACGGATATGCTCCGTACTCAATTAATTCTTAAGAACATTGTAAGTCCAGAAGATTGGACAATCATGTCTGATCACATTCAGTATGATTTCCTTTATGATAATCATTTTGCAGAATTAAAAGAATCTGAACTTCTAACTAATAGATTAACTAATCTTGCACAAATTGAACCTTATATTGGTAAATTCTATTCAAATGAATATGTAAGAAGAAAAGTTCTTCGTCAGACAGATTCTGAAATCATTGAAATTGATGATCAAATTAGAGATGAAATTGAAAAAGGCATTATTCCAAATCCTGCAACAATTGATCCTATTACAGGAGAACCATTACCAGCACAAGAAGTTCCAGCAACTGCAGATCAAAATCTTTTAGGAAATGTCCCCCAAGAACCTGGAATTGATGGAGCAGCAACTCAAGTTCCAGAACCCAATAATCCACAGATATAAATAGTTTCTAGCACATTTATATCAAAATCTCATGGAAGATCTTATCGATTTGATTGCAACTGATTCATCAGCATCTGATATTACAGATACGATTAAAAACATTCTTTATACTAAAGCAGCAGAAAGAATTGATTCTGCTCGTCCTTCAGTTGCTACATCTATGTTTGGTAATGAACCATCATACGAGGATCAAGAATAATGACAGTACATAAACCCGTTGGTCTTGGTAGTTCCATTACAATTACTTCTGGGGCTGCAACAACTTCATCTACATTATCAGTTCAATCAAAAGCACTGAGAGTTGTAGCAACTGCTGGAGCCTTTGTTGCAATTGGAACAAATCCAACAGCATCAGCAACAGATTATTATGTTCCGGCAACAGGAACTGCAGTTCTTGCATTAAGTCCAGCATCACAAAGAGTTTCTGGAATTACTACAGGAGCTACAACCATACTTGATTTTCCATCAGGAACTGGATCTCCATTCGTAGTTGGAGATTATGTATCTTTAACTTCTGTCGGGCAGCCATATTATAATTTTACTCACCAACCTGTTACAGCAGTTGATGCAACAAGTGGAGTTGCTGGATACTATTCTACTAGAGTTAGTATCGGAACAAATACTACAGGAATTGTAACCGCATTTAATACAGATGGAGATTTGAGAAAATCTATAAAAATTTCTGCATACGGAACCGGAGCAGGAGCTTTATATTATCAACAAGTTCAAATCGCTGGAGACGCATAAACAAATGAAACTAATTACCGAAGAAGTTCAAAAGGTTAAGTTCATTGTAGAAGGATCTGGTGCTTCCAAGAAAATGTATATTGAAGGTATTTTCCTTCAAGGAGACATTTGCAATCGCAATGGAAGAATGTATCCAATGAAAACTTTGGCGAGAGAAGTCAATCGTTACAACGAATCGTTTGTAAATAAAGGACGTGCTCTTGGAGAACTTGGACATCCTGATGGTCCTACCGTTAATCTTGATCGTGTTTCCCATAAAATTGTTTCCCTTGAACAAAGAGGAAGCAATTTTATTGGTAAGGCACAACTTCTTGAAACTCCAATGGGTAAGATTGCAAAATCTCTCATTAGTGAGGGAGTTATGCTTGGCGTTTCTTCTCGTGGTGTTGGATCACTTTCAATGACTACCGAAGGACACAAAATCGTTGGTGAAGATTTCATGCTTGCAACTGCAGCAGATATCGTTGCCGATCCTTCTGCTCCTGATGCTTTTGTTCAGGGAATTATGGAAGGTAAAGAGTGGGTTTGGGATGGTGGAATTCTTCGTGAGCAGGCTGCTCAGAAGGCTCAAAGAAGAATTAATACTCTAGTCGATCAAAAAATACTAGAAGAACATAAAATTAAATTGTTTAATGATTTTATCTCAAATCTATAAATTATAAATAAATATAGATTAAATACAAAAGATCTAAAAATGTCCGTTGGTAGAAACTTACAAGAAATGGAAAACGTAGTCACTAAAAATGCTCAATCTGGCGAACCAATGCACAAGTTGTCTACTGGAATTGCTCCAGGGCAAACTGGTAGTTGGGAGGATCTGGGAGGACCTACTCCTGAGAACTATACAAACGAACCCAATGGTTCCGCAAAGCTTAAAGAGCCAGGTGGTTCTCTTAAGCAAGTAAGCGATGCTATTACCAATAGAAAGGGTAAAGCCGCTGCTATGGGAATGGGTCACCTTGCTCCTGGTGCAGTTAAAGAAGAATCAGAAGAAGATGAAGAAGATCTCATCTCTGAAGAAGAAATCTTAGAGGCTGCCAAAGAAGACGAAGAAGAAGGTAGCGAAGAAGATAAAAAAGAAGACAAGAAGGAATATGGCAAAAAGAATCCTTCTAAGTCCGAAGAAGATGATGAAGAAGAGAAAGTTGAAGAGTCCTTCGACATTGAAGAAGACGTAACCGCTCTTCTTGCTGGTGAAGATCTTTCCGAAGATTTCCAAATCAAGGCAAAGACAATTTTTGAAGCTGCTATCAGAAGCAAAGTTGCTGTTATCAAAGAGCAACTTCAATCAGTTTATGAAGAGAAGCTCGTAGAAGAGCTTCAAGAAGTTAAGGCAGAACTCGTTGAAAGAGTTGATGCTTATCTTGAGTATGTTGCCGACGAATGGATTGCCGAAAATGAGTTGGCAGTCCAAAGCGGACTCAAAGCTGAAATGACTGAATCATTCCTTATCGGAATGAAGGGTCTTTTTGAAGATCATTATGTATCAATCCCTGAAGAGAAATATGATGTAGTCGAGAGTATGGTAGATAAACTAGATGAAATGGAGTCCAAACTCAATGAGCAAATTCAAAGAAATGTTGCTCTGAATAGGAGATTAGCAGAGTCAGTTACCGATGTAATTTTTGGTGAAGTATCTGAAGGTCTTGCACTTTCACAAAAAGATAAACTCGCTTCTCTTGCTGAAAATGTTGAGTTTGATAGTGAAGATAGCTATCGTGAGAAACTAGTAACACTGAGAGATTCTTATTTCCCAAGAACAACTAGTGCTCCAAGAAACACTGTTGACAATCTTGCTGAAGAAGTTAATTATAACAATGATGAGGCTGTTTCAGCTTCTATGGCTCGTTATCTTCAGACAATGCAAAGAGTTTCTAAAAAGTGATTTTTAAATCATAAAAAATCAAACTAATTAACAACAAATTTCAATAGAGGTAAAAAACATGCAAGGCCTAAACGCCGAATATTTGCAGGAGAAGTGGGCACCACTCCTTGACTATCAAGGAATGGATACCATCAAAGATTCACACCGCAGAATGGTAACCGCTGTTCTCTTAGAGAACCAAGAAAAATCAATCCGTGAGGAGCGTGAGTTCCTTTACGAAGGTCCAACCAACTCAGGTAACGCTGCTGGAGCCACTGGTGGTTTCGGTGGAAGTGCTACCGCTGCAGGTCCTGTAGCTGGTTTCGATCCAGTTCTGATCTCCTTGATCAGACGTTCAATGCCTAATCTGGTTGCTTATGATCTCGCTGGCGTTCAGCCAATGAGCGGTCCTACTGGACTTATCTTCGCAATGCGTTCACGTTACGCTAACCAGTCAGGAACTGAAGCTCTCTTCAACGAAGTTGATTCAGCATACTCCGGAATGGGTACTGGATTCACTCAAGTTGGATTTGGAAGCACTGGAGCTGGTATTGGTACCACTGCTCAGTCAGGTACAAACCCAGGTCTCCTCAACCCAACAGCAACTCAATCCCAGACAGCGTATAACGTTGGACAGGGTATGCTTACAGGCGATGCTGAGAACCTTGGCGTTGCTGGTGGTTCACAGTTCAACGAAATGGCATTCTCAATCGAGAAAGTCACCGTTACTGCAAGATCACGTGCTCTGAAAGCTGAGTACTCATTAGAACTCGCACAAGATCTCAAGGCAATCCACGGTCTGAATGCTGAAGCGGAATTAGCAAACATTCTCTCAACAGAGATTCTTGCTGAAATCAACCGTGAAGTTATCAGAACCATCTACAAGGTTGCTGAGCAAGGTGCTACCGTTAATACCGCAACTCCTGGTATCTTCGACTTGGACGTTGACTCTAACGGACGTTGGAGCGTTGAGAAGTTCAAGGGACTTATCTTCCAAATCGAGCGTGATGCTAACGCAATCGCACAAAGAACTCGTAGAGGGAAGGGTAACATGATCCTCTGCTCGGCTGACGTTGCTTCGGCACTCACCATGGCAGGTGTTCTTGATTACACCCCAGCACTCAACTCAAATCTTAACGTTGATGATACTGGCAACACCTTCGCTGGTGTTCTCCAAGGCAAGTATCGTGTTTATATCGATCCTTATGCTGCAAACGTTGCTGCTAACCAGTACTACGTTGTTGGCTACAAGGGTTCTTCCCCTTATGACGCAGGACTCTTCTACTGCCCTTACATCCCTCTCCAAATGGTTCGTGCCGTTGGTGAGAACACCTTCCAGCCAAAAATTGGCTTCAAGACCCGCTACGGTATTGTTGCTAACCCATTTGCAGAAGGTGCAATTTCGGATGCTCAAGGCTTGGGTCGCTTACAAGTCAACAGCAACCGCTACTATCGTCGTGTTCGTGTTGACAACCTTATGTGAGCCATTGGTTCATATCTCATTCAATACCTCCCGCAAGGGGGGTATTTTTTTATCTAAATACAAATAAAACATCATGGCGACGGCATTTGATAAACAAATTCAAAATAGAAATTTCCTATCTCCAGTAGGATTTAAATTCACATTAGCCAAAGAACCCAAGGTAGCGTTTTTTTGTAATGCCGCAAGAATTCCCGATATCAATTTAGGGGCAGCAACTCAACCAACATATCTTAGAGATATTCCTGTTCCTGGAGACAAAATTGAATTTGGCGATTTTAATTTAAGATTCCTTGTTGATGAAGACATGGAAAATTATATGGCAATTCACAATTGGATCTATGGTCTTGGATATCCAAATTCTACACAAGAATATAAATCTTTGATAACTGATAATACAGAAACTGAAGATCCCAAAAAAGCTTTCAGTGATGGTTCGCTTTACATTTTAAATAGCAACTTTAATTCTGTAGCAACTGTAAATTTCAAAGATCTTTGGCCGATATCTTTATCTTCTTTAGAATTTGATGCGTCAATTCGAGATACAAACTACTTTACAGCAGATGTATACTTCAAGTATACTGTATATAATATTAATACAAATTAACCATTATGAATCTTGATGAAATTCAGGAGATGTGGCAGAGAGATTCTGTTATTGATCCCGACAACTTACACGATGAATCCTTAAAAATTCCTCAACTTCACTGCAAATATTATACCATATATAATACAATCACTCTTCTCCGTGAAAAAGCAAGAGAAACTTATAATAAGGTTCGTTTAGAACGTTACAATTACTATACAGGAAAAGCAGAACCTGAGGTTTATGAAAAAGAACCTTTTCCTTATAAAGTAAGAGAAAAAGATGCAATTGATAGGTACATGTCCGCAGACGAAAGATTATTTAAAATTGATTTAAAAATCAAATATTATGATACCACATTAAAATTTTTAGAAGAAATTATTAAGACGGTTTCAAATAGAACTTATCAAATCAAAAATGCAATTGAGTGGCATAGATTTCAATCAGGATTTTAATTCATGAGTCATTTAATTATATCAAAAAAGAACGAAGTTTACTTACAAGTAAAAGCAGAACCACACGTATATTACGAATTGTCTGATCAATTTACTTTTGAAGTTCCTGGTTCTAAATTCATGCCTCAGTATCGTAGCAAATACTGGGATGGCAAAATAAGATTATTCAATACTCAAAATGGAGAAATCTATGTTGGGTTATTGGATAAGATTATAAAATTTTGCGAAAATCAAAAATATAGCTATGAATTTACTGATAATAAATTTTATGGACTTCCTTTTGAAGTAAATCAACACATTTCAAAGGAAGGTGTAAAAGATTATATGACTTCAATTAGCCGTCATTCTCCAAGAGAGTATCAAATTGAAGGTGTGTATGATGCACTTAGACACAATAGAAAATTATTAATTTCACCAACTGCTTCTGGTAAATCTCTAATGATTTACTCTATTGTAAGATACTATGTTGAGAAAAATGAAAACATTCTTTTGATTGTTCCAACCACAAGTTTGGTTGAACAAATGTACAAAGATTTTGAAGATTATGGATGGGATGCTGGATCATATTGCCATAAAATTTATGCAGGAAAAGAAAGAGATAGCAATGCTCAGGTTATTATAACAACTTGGCAGTCAATTTACAAACTTCCTAAACAGTACTTTGAAAGATTTAATGTTGTAATTGGAGATGAAGCTCATCAATTTAAATCTAAATCATTAGTTTCTATCATGACTAAACTTTTTGATGCCAAATATAGATTTGGATTTACTGGAACTTTAGATGGAACACAAACTCATAAATGGGTATTAGAGGGATTATTTGGAGCATCATATAAAATTATTAAAACCGATGAGTTGATGCAAAAGGGACATTTAGCAAAACTGGATATTAAAATTCTTTTGTTAAAGCACCCACCACACAAGTTCGAAACTTTTGAAGATGAAATACAATATTTAATCGCTCATGAAAAAAGAAATAACTTTATTAAAAATCTTACTTTAGATCTAAAGGGAAATACTCTTGTCCTTTTTACTAGAGTAGAATCTCATGGTAAGCCATTATATGATTTAATAAATAATAACAAACTTGATAATCGTCAAGTATTTTTTGTTCATGGTGGAATAGAAACTGAAGAAAGAGAAAAAGTCAGAGAGATAACTGAAAAAGAAAACAACGCAATTATCGTGGCATCTTATGGGACTTTTTCTACCGGCATTAATATTCGTAATTTACATAATGTTGTGTTTGCATCACCATCGAAATCGAGAATTAGAAATCTCCAATCTATCGGAAGAGTTCTCAGAAAGGGTGAAAACAAAGTAAAAGCAACTTTATACGATATCGCTGATGACATTAGCTATAAGTCCAGAAAAAATTATACTCTTAATCACTTAATCGAAAGAATTAAAATTTATAACGAAGAAAACTTTAATTACGACATAGTAAATATTAATCTTAAAAGCTAATGGATGAAGAATTTTATTGTTCACTAAAGTTAGTATCGGGTGAAGAAATATTCTCTTTAATTTGTGTTGATGAGAATAATGGAAATCCAATTATAGTTTTACAAAATCCTGTGATTATGAAAGTTTTAAATAGTCATATGGCGACAGCTATTAAGATAACTCCATGGATGCAAATACCACCAGATGATTTCTTTGTAATTAAATTTGATAAAGTTATTACTATGACTGAAATTACTGATAAAACAATTATCAACGTTTATCAAAAATATTTAAATGATGAAGATGAAACTACTCCTCAAAATTTAAGTGGTGAAGTAAAAATATCAAACGATATGGGCTACATCTCTTCTGTAGAAGATGCTCGTAAAAAACTTGAGAATGCTTTTAAAGGTATTAAAGAATCTTAAAGCACCCTTATCAACCCTAACAAAGGTATTCTACACGTATTTGGATGTCTTGTCAAGCCCTTTACAAGTATGCTATAATACTAATAAGTTATTTAAATCAATAAGAAAATGTTATGGCTAAAAAGAAATCGGAGCACTATGTAAACAATAAAGAACTGCTAGAAGCATTGATTGTTTATAGAGAGAAGGTTGCTCATGCAAAATTGAATGATCTTCCAAAACCAAGAATTACAAATTATCTTGGAGAGTGTTTTCTAAAGATTGCTACTCATTTGTCTTATAAACCAAACTTCGTTAATTATATGTTCCGTGAGGATATGATTTCTGACGGGATTGAGAACTGTGTTCAGTACATTCATAACTTCAATCCTGAAAGATCTCAGAATCCATTTGCATATTTTACTCAGATTATTCACTATGCATTTCTGCGTAGAATTCAAAAAGAAAAGAAACAATTAGAGATTAAAAATAAAATCATTGAACGCACTGGATTTGATGAGGTTATGACTGTTGATGATAGTTTGCTTTCTGGATCTAGAAGCGACTATAATACCATTAAAGACAATATCCAGTACAAACTCAGCCGATGAAAGTCGCCATTTTAACGGATACACATTATGGGGCTCGCAAAGGCTCCAAGTATCTGCATGATTTCTTTGAACTTTTCTACAAAAATATTTTTTTTCCAACTCTTGAAGAAGAAGGAATTACAACGGTATTGCATTTAGGAGATGCCTTTGATAGCCGCAAATCAATTGATTACCAAAGTTTAGAATGGTCAAAAAGAGTTGTATTTGATCCCCTTAAAGATTATGATGTTCATATGATTATCGGTAATCATGATTGCTATTATAAAAATACTAATCAAACCAATTCACCAGAACTCTTACTGAAAGATTATCCAAATATTAAAGCATATAGTGATCCAAAGGAAGTTACTATTGGTGGGTTAGATATAGCTTTTATTCCTTGGATTTGTGCTGAAAATGAAGAATCTACAAAACAATTAATTGATAGAACCAAAGCAAAAGTTGCTATGGGACATCTTGAGTTGAACGGGTTTCAACCTTATAAAGGACATATCATGGAAGATGGTATGGATACGAATATCTTTGATAAGTTTGATAGAGTATTCTCTGGACATTATCATACTCGTTCAAATAATGGAAGAATTTACTATTTGGGTAATACTTATGAGATGTATTGGAATGATGTAAATGATACTCGTGGATTTCACATCTTTGATACTGAAACCTTAAAACTTACGCCAATTGATAATCCTTATAAATTATTTCATATCATTTATTATGAAGATACTCCATATCAAACATTTGATAGTCGTCAATATGAAAATAAAATTGTAAAGGTAATTGTTCGTAAAAAATCAAGACCCAAAGATTTTGAAAAATTTATTGATAAACTTTATTCTTCTGGAGTTCAAGAGCTTAAGATTATTGAAAACTTTGTAATTCAAGAAAATGAAGATTTTGAAATTGATGAAACTGAGAATACAATTTCAATTTTAAATCGTTATATCGATGAGGCAGAAGTAGAACATGATAAGGCAATTATTAAGAAAATTCTTCAAGAAGTTTACAGAGAATCCTGTGAGGTAGAATAATGTATCTTCTTACATTAGTAGGACATAAAGAGGATGGAGCATATGCTGTTCCAAATAAGTATGGAGAAAAAGTTTTATTTTTCTTTGAAGAAGAAGATGATGCAAAAAGATATGCTTTAATGTTAGAGAATATGGAAGATTCGGAAATGGAAATTGTAGAAGTAGATAATGAACTTGCAATAAAAACTTGTAACATGTATAATTACAAGTATGCCGTAGTTAGTCCAAACGATATTGTAGTGCCTCCCAAATATGATAACATTTAAAAAAATTCGTTGGCGGAACTTTCTATCAACCGGCAACTATTGGAATACCGTTGATTTTCAGAATAGTGCAACCAATTTGATTATTGGTACAAATGGTGCTGGAAAATCTACTGTATTGGATGCCCTCACTTTCGGGTTATTCAATAAACCATTTCGCAAAATTAACAAACCACAGCTTATAAATTCCAGCAACGAAAAAGATTGTGTTGTAGAAATTGAGTTTTCTGTGAACAATAGGGAATATCTTGTTCGTCGTGGAATTAAACCAAATATTTTTGATATTGAAGTTGAAGGTAAAAAGCTCCATAAGGAAGCAGATGAGCGATCAAATCAAAAAATTCTTGAAGAAAATATTCTAAAGGTAAACTACAAATCTTTTACTCAGATTGTAATTTTGGGTAGTAGTAATTTTGTGCCTTTTATGCAGTTGACTTCCGCAAATCGAAGAGAAGTCATCGAAGATCTTTTGGATATTCGTGTGTTTTCTGTGATGAATGGAATTATTAAAGAAAAAATTCGTCAGCAAAAAGATCAGATTAAATCGTTAGATTTGAAGAAAGAATCTCTTAAAGATAAAGTTGAAATGCAACAGAACTTTATTGAAGAGTTGGAAAATCGTGGAAAGAAAAATATAAAAGAACGCAAAACAAAAATTGATACTTTGCTGAAGGAATCTGAAGTTTATGTACTTGAGAATTCAAAATTAGAAGAGAATGTTTTTTCTTATACTAAAGAGCAAGAAGAAGTTGTAGGTGCTACGGATAAACTTAAAAAACTTGGAAATTTAAAAGGTAAAATTTCCCAAAAAGTTTCCAGTATTACTCAAGAGCATAAGTTCTTTAATGAGAATACAGTATGTCCAACATGCACTCAAACAATTGAGGAGGAGTTTCGTCTGAATAGAATTTCTGATGCTAAAACTAAGGCAAAGGAACTTCAGGCTGGTTATGAAGAACTTGAGCAGACAATTAAATCTGAGGAAGAAAGAGAACGTCAGTTTATTGCTCTCTCCAAAGAAGTTGCAAAACTGAATCAAGAGATTTCTCAAAACAATACCAAAGTTAATTATAATCAAAGACAGATTAAAGAACTTAATGATGAGATTGAGAAAATTGGTGAGCAGCTTAAAAATAAAAATGAGGAGCATGAAAAGCTAGAAGAATTTAAAGAAAGTCTTCAAAGAACATTTGAAGATTTGGGTAAGAAAAAGCAAGATATTTTGCATTATGATTTTGCCTATTCCCTTCTCAAAGATGATGGTGTAAAGACAAAGATCATTAAAAAATATCTTCCTCTGATTAATCAACAAGTTAATCGTTATCTTCGGATGATGGATTTTTATATTAATTTCTATCTTGATGAAGAATTTAATGAAAGTATTAAATCACCCATTCATGATAATTTTTCTTATGCTTCTTTCAGTGAAGGTGAGAAGATGCGTGTAGATTTGGCTCTTCTATTCACCTGGAGAGAGGTTGCTCGTATTAAGAATTCAGTAAATACTAATCTATTAATTATGGATGAGGTATTTGATAGTTCGTTGGATGGATTTGGAACTGAAGAATTCTTAAAAATTATTCGTTATGTAATTAAGGATGCTAATATCTTTGTGATCTCTCACAAGACCGAGTTACATGATAAGTTTGAAAGCGTTATTAAGTTCGATAAGGTGAAGGGCTTCAGTAGGATGGTTTAATTCATAAATATCTAAAAACCATAGAAATGAAAACCTTTCAAGAATTTCAAGAAGATTTAAATGCTCTTCAAAAGGATTTGAGTTCTCTTCATAAGAAGGGTGAGTTGAGAAGAAGAACTTCTCAATCTGGGGAGGCACTTCAATCTGCTGTTCAGAAGCATAGGGAAGTAAGTGCGGCAAACAGGGAAAAAACTGCTGCAACTTCTGCCGAGTTCAAAAAGAAAAATGCAGAAAATTTAGAAAAAATAAAGAAACAAAAAGAAAGAAAATTAAAGAGAAATATAAATAAAGGAAGCAAAGTATAATTAAAAAAATGAATTCTAGAGAAGTTCAAGAACTCAAAGAATTGTATTCTGAAGTTTATGAGGAGAGAGCAGCGAAAAGAAGGAAGCCCTCAAAATCTGTTGAGCAATTAAAGGCGGAAATTGACGCTAAAAATCCCACTGAAGAAGGAATTACTGGAAAACAAATTCCTAAGAAAAAGTGGAGATCGGCACCAAAAAGACATGAGTTTGAAAAAGAAAGAAGAGCAGAAAGGAAGAAAAGAGAAGGATCTACAGGATATGGGCATTCTGGACATTTGATGACTGGAAGCACAAGAACCATGGCTCATAATCGCCATGATACGATTGGTGAAGCAAAAGTAGATGATTTGAAATATGGAAAGGGTGAAAAAGAATCCAGTCGTAATGCCTACTTATCAAAAAATTTGCCAAATGTGAGAACGGATAGAAACAAACGCTTTGATTCTACTGCTGGCAAACTTGTAACTCATAGTGAAGTTGAGGGTAAAAGATTGTCCAAGCATTTCTCCAATAGAGGTGTAAAGAAAGAAGAATTTGATATTTTTGATTTTATTTTTGAGTACCTAGTTACCGAAGGATATGCTGATACTGAGCAAGCAGCAGAAGCAATTATGATGAATATGAGTGAAGAGTGGGTTGAGAGTATTGTTGAGGAAGTTCTTGATGAAAGAAAATATGATAGAGATGAGAAACTTCCTGGTTCTGGAAAAACTCCTCGTGAAAAAATGGAAAGACAAAGAGGAAAGCATGGTGCAAATTATCTTTTAAGAGGTAGAGAAACAAAAGATCGTAACGATCAAGCAAGAACTTCCCACTTTAACAGAGCAACCACAATGGATACTGTTAAAGCAGCACAAGATGCTGGAGAAGAACCAAGCAAAGATCCAAAATGGAAAAATACCATTGCTGCTCGTCGTCGTCCTCGTGCTTCATATGAAGTTCCAAATGAGCGCCCAGGTGGATTGAGAGCAGGTAATACAAAAGCAGGTGGACATAGAACTCTCAAAAGAAAGGAGGATTAATCCACTTTTCAAACTGGCACACTGGGAGGTTTTATTGCCTCCCTTTTTCGTATACTAGGTTCAACCGAATCCCACCGATGACTGTTAACCACGAAATCAAGTCCCATCTTGCTCGTCTTCTCGCCACAGAAGATCTTGTGGTGGAGCACAAGAAGGTAGAAACTGCTTGCTTTAATGTTCATAGCCGTGTGCTTACACTGCCTCTCTGGGAGCGGGCAAGCAACACTGTGTACGATCTTTTGGTGGGACATGAAGTAGGACATGCACTCTTCACACCTGATGAGGATTGGATAAAAAATCGTAAGATTCCCCCACAGTTTGTGAATGTGGTTGAGGATGCACGGGTAGAAAAATTGATGAAGCGTAAGTATGCCGGACTCGCTAAAACTTTTTACGGTGGTTATAAAGAACTTCATGAGCAGGATTTCTTCTCTATTGGTGATGATGATGTTTCCATTTACAATCTTGCCGATAGAGCAAATCTTTACTTCAAAGTAGGAAACTTCATGCCTTTGGAGTTTACTGAAGAAGAGCAGGAAATTATTGATTTAATTGCTAATCTTGAAACCTTTGAAGACGCTCTTCATGCAGCAGAACTTCTCTACAACTATTGTAAGGGGCAGCAAAAAACTGAAACTAAAATTGATTTAGATTCTCATGAATCTGGACAAACTGGTGGAAATTCTCCGAACAAACAATCTTCAAATAAGCAAGAAGGAGATAATATTCAATCTGAAATGGAAGATAGTGATGGGGATGGATCTGAAGAAAATGATGAAGAGAATCCACAAGAACTTAAGGGGGATTTTGGTGGAGAAACCGATGATCCTGAAGTAAAAACTATGGATTCTTTGGAAGATTCTCTAAAGGATCTTGTGAATAATAATGGATATGAAAATGTATATGTTGAAATTCCTAAGCTTAATATAAACCAACTAGTAGTTGATAATCAAGAGGTGCATAAAACTTGCACCAAGCATTGGGAATATTATAACGAATCTAGTGAAATCTTTGATGAGGTAGATAAAGAATTCCGTGATTTCAAGCGTTCGGCACAGAAGGAAGTTAATTATCTGGTAAAGGAGTTTGAGTGCCGCAAAGCGGCAGATTCCTATGCTCGTGCATCAACTGCTCGTACAGGTATTCTGGACTGCACCAAACTTCATACCTATAAGTATAATGAAGATCTATTCAAAAAAGTCACCACTCTTGCAAATGGTAAAAATCATGGTTTGATTTTTATTCTTGACTGGTCTGGTTCTATGAATAAAGTAATGTTGGATACTATAAAACAACTCTTCAATCTCATCTGGTTTTGTAAAAAGGTTAATATTCCTTTTGAGGTTTATGCCTTTACGAATGATTACCCAAAGGTTCAATATCATGAAAGTGGTAGAGCACTTATGCCCACACCTGCATATCAAAAGAAAGATGGTGTTTTTCACATCAATGATTATTTTTCTCTTTTGAATATGTTTACCAGCAAAGTGAATGGTAAAACTTTGGAAGATCAAATGTTGAACATCTATCGAATTTCTAAAGCTTTTGATAATTATTGCCGTTATGGTGTTCCAATGGGATTAAATCTTTCTGGAACTCCTTTGAATGAAACCTTGATGGCTCTTCATGAAATTCTTCCTACTTTCCAAAAGGATAATAAACTCCAAAAAGTTCAGTGTGTAATTCTGACTGATGGAGAAGCAGCTCCTTTGAAATATCATCGTGAATTTAATCGTCATTGGGAAAGTAAACCTCATCTTGGAATTAATTCTATTGGCTCCAATAGTTTTCTTCGTGATCGTAAAACTGGGAATACTTACTCTCTAAATCATGAATGGTATAAGTTTACTGATGTTTTGCTTCAAAATCTTCGGGATAAGTTCCCATCTATCAATTTTATTGGTATGAGAATTGTAGAACCTCGTGATGCTGGGAATTTCATCCGTCGTTATACTGGGGCTGAATTTGATAAAGTATTTTCATCTTGGAAGAAAGAAAAAACTTTCTCCATTAAAAATTCTGGGTATCACACTTATTTTGGATTATCTTCTACTGCAATATCAAATGATGATGAATTTGAAGTTTGTGAAGATGCAACTAAAACTCAAATTAAATCCGCTTTTATGAAGAGCCTTAAATCCAAAAAAATGAATAAAAAGGTTCTTGGGGAGTTTATGGAATTGGTTGCCTAATTTATAAATAAAGTTAGGAAAAAAATAAACAAATGAACGCACAACAATTTAAAGAACTTCATCTGATCTATGATGCAGTGTATGACGACAATCTCAGAGAAGAGGTTGAGGAGTATAATAATGCTGTTTATACGGAGGATATTGTAGAAGTCGCAACGGAATATTTCTATTCCTATGGATTGAATTCTGATGGAATTGATATTCTCGTTGAGAAGGTAGGTTTGGAATCTTTCGTTGAGTTTGTTTATGACTTATCTGAAGATCTTTATGTTCTTACTGAAGAAAGAGCAGCAAAGAAAAGAACTGGTGGAGAATCTTATGCTGCCGTAAAGGCAAAGATTGATGCAAAAGAAGCAGCTAAAAAGAAAGCAAAGGAAGCTGGGGCAAAGAAAAAATCTGAAACCAGTGGTCCTGAAAGTGAAGCAAAGAAAGAGCAGCCAAAGTCAAAAGCCCCTGTAAGGGACGCAATTGCCCGTGGTATCTTCCGTGCTGTAGATGCCTATAAGGCAGGCGTAGAGCGTCACAAGGAGGCTACTAAGAAGGCAGGAGACGCCTATAGAAAAGGTGTGGAGAAGCATAACGCTGCCACTTCTACTGCGGGTAAGCTTGCAAAGGAAACCGGCAAAACAGTTGGTAAGGCTGCTCAGGTTGCTGGACACCTTGCTAAGAGTGTTGGTGGTGGTGTGGGAATTGCTGCAAAGGCAGGCAAAAAAATGGTTGGTGAAGAAGTTGAGGCATGGGTTAATCAACTCGTAGAAGAAGGTTATGACCTGAGTGATTATACTTGGGAAGAGATGGCAGAGATTTATCTTGATGAAGCAAATAGAGCAGAAAAAGAACTAGGTCTTACTTCAAGAGAACGCACAAGAGCAAGAAATCTTCATCAAAATACCGATACACCAATTTTTTATAAAAAGAAAAATAATGCATTAAAGGATAGAAGTAGTTCTACAACTAATACTGCTCATAGAAACATGGCAGCAAAAAGAAGAGAAAATGCATCCGAAGAAGTAGACATCTATGATGTAATTCTCTCGCATCTTCTTGATGAAGGTTATGCTGATACTGAGCAAGCAGCAGAGGCAATTATGGTGAATATGAGTGAAGAGTGGAGAGATGATATTGTGGAAAAAACTGCTATGGCTAAAAAAGGTCATGATGAAACGGAAATTCGTAATAAGATTGCTAAAAACACAAAAGGTGGAGAGTTTGCTGATAGAGCAACTGAATTAGAAAACAGACCAACTTTTGGAGATGGTGAAAAGAAATCAGCAAGAGAAAAACTTGCAAGAACGCAGAGAGGTGATTTCCGTAGAACAACTTCTTCTGATTATGGTCTTCGTTTGGGTGCTCATAAGTCCGATGACCCTGCCGTAAAAGAAAAGCAGTCCGCAAGAGGAAAGCAAAGAAGTGCTTTGACTCCTAAAGAGAAAAAACAACTCAATAGATAATTTAACCACTTTCCAAACCGTCACACTGGGGGCTTCACCGCCCCCTTTTTACTGTTATGATAACTTCAGTTAAACAAAACCACCTAACTACATCATGCCTCGCAAGATTTCCGTGACTGACGATCAACTGATTTCTGAACTTCAAGCTCTGTTCGGTTCTGAACTGAGTGCTGGCGATATTCGTGGATACTGTGCATCCAAAAATCTTGCATACCCTACAGTTACTCGTCGCCTTGAACCATTCAAAACTAATCGTGGACGTTGGAACCTAGAAGTAACTCCTACCGTTGTTGGTAAAATGGAGCAAGCATATCAATCTCCTGCTGCTCTTCCTGCTGTAGAACAAAACCTTATTCCTGATAAAGATGATACCTTCGTCAAGTTTGGTAATTTTAACGATATTAAGAAAATTATTCAGTCCCGTATTTTCTATCCTGCATTCATTACGGGTCTTTCGGGTAATGGTAAAACGTTCTGTGTTGAGCAGGTTTGTGCTCAACTTAAGCGTGAATTAATCCGTGTTAACATCACTATCGAAACCGATGAGGATGATCTTATTGGGGG